GAGTATGGCTTGCGCCCGCTGAAATTCTTTACATTGCCGTCTCGTTAAAATCGGCACGTCTTTCTAGTTCGCTTTTATCGTGAATCCCGGCACGTATTTATCAATTATGTTTAAAACTTGGTTTTCGGAAATGAAATTCCTGCCACCGACACGAACTACTTCGTATTCTTTTAACGCTTTGACTTCGTGGGTAAGTAGTTCTCTAAGATTTCTAGCTGGGAAGTCTGAATATCCTAACAAGTAAGCCGGTGTTACACCCAAAAAATCAGCTAACTTTTCAGCTTTTTCGATTTTTATTTGGGTTGCTCCGCTTTCCCAATTTTGTAATGTTCTGCAATGAATACCCAATTCATTTGCTACTGCTTGTTGAGATAAGCCTTTTTCCTTACGTAATTCTTTCAGTCTATTCATGGTTTAAAACCTCATTTCTTACTTTGACGTTCTCCGATAAGGTAACCTAATAGCAACCAAAGGAGAGCCATTCCTGCTTCTCTAAGAAATTCAATCATTCTGTTTCTCCTTTCGGATTGAAATACCATTGAAGCATTTCTGCTTGATTATCTGCTAAATATTGCTCAAATTCCTGAAATTGCAAGATTGCCCAACGCAATCGATGAAGGTCATCTTCGCCCTTTGAGCAGAACCCAGAAACACTAAAGAATGGTTTTAGGTGGTAAGCGTAGTCTGTCTTACCTAAAACATCAATGTTGAAAGTCGGTTCTTTTTCGAGTTCGAAATCTAAGACGAATTCAGGGCCAAGGTCATGAATGACCTGTAAGTTAGTTCCGTCCGAATAGATAGTGACGCTATCTGTAACGTGTTCCATTTGCATGTTTTAATCTCCAATCATATCGTTTAAGCTTACGAGTTTAGAAAGTTTCTTTTGAGCCTTACAGTAGTCACAATGACCACACTTCTTAGGTTCTTGCTTACCCTGAATGACGTCCCAGACTTCTTTGACATTATCTTTGATATAGTCAAGACCCTCTTCAAGCCAATTTTCATCAACTTTGATAAATTCCTTGTCAGGAACGTTCTCTTTTGATACGGCTACGATTAGCGGTCTAAATTCTTGGCCCGACATCTGTTTTAGCAATTCACGATAAAGAGCTAACTGACCGTTATAGCCAAAATTTAAGATATTATTGACCGCTGCTGGCACTTTCTTATGTAAATCTGCGTTCCACTCTTCGTTGTAAATTGACCTCATTGTTTTCAGGTCAACAAAGTAGCCACGAGATAGGTTAATGCTGTCAAGTTTGCCCTTGATTGGTACCCCTTCAATTTCGCCAATGACAATCAATTCTTTTCGGACGTCATCGCTTGGATAGCCGTGATATAGGCGATTAAAGTTCTCGTCATCTTTCAAGGCGTTAATCATTTTCTCGCCTACCACGAAATCAGCTTTCAGATTGCCCTTGTTCTTGCCTGTTTTAGCAATGATTTTCGCTTTATTAGCTTCAACGAAAGCGTCGTGAACCTCTTCGGATTCAAAGTAGCTATGTACGTAATTGCCGACCAAGAGAGCGGTCTCGTCTCGGTCTTCCACCCATTCGCCATTTTCAACGGCGTAAGCTTTAGCTTGACATTGCATGTATTGTTTAAAGCGTGAATTAGACAAGTATTTTTTGTCTTGATAGTAGTTCTCATCTGTTAGCTTAGTCATATAGGTCTCCTAGTTGCTCAAATAGCTCTGTTTGTTCCGGTTCATGTAATTCTTCAGGTTCTGGCATTTGAGCCGATTCTGGGGCTTCTGTGAGCTCCTGAGCGGTGTCTTCAGATGGTGTCACATCTTTAGGTTGTTTTGTTTCTTCGTCAGCAGCTTCTGGCAATGGTTCACCAAGGAAGCTGTCAATACTTTCACTGTCGTCTTGTTCTGGCGTTATGTCTTTGACATTTCGTTCGTCATCATATTCGTTTGCTGTAGTTCGATTTACAGCGTCAATAAATAAGTCGTTGTCGTCGCTTGTGTTAAAGAACTGTTTAGCGGCACGATTGATTACAGTACGTTTTGCCATTTCTTGCGGGAAATTATTTTGGACGGTTTTATTTTTTGATTGCCCCCAAGCTTTATCGATTTCTTTCTTAGTCATGATTGTCAAAATCTTCTCACCATCAACTTTTTCGATAATACAGTAAGCACCAATAATTGGATTATCTTGATTTAGCCAATTAGTATCGTGCTTAACCAGCACCTTACGACCTTCAACGTTTTTAATTTCAACATTATCACCTTCGTAGATAACTTCGGCGTAAATGTCTTTAACTTCAGGGAGCTGTTTAACGACTTTCATCGTTCCAAAATATGAACGCATTAGCTTGACCTTGTTTCCATAAGGAATGAAATAGCATTGTGTTTTAGCCGGGCTTAGGCCTTGCGTTACCATGTCAAGCAAAGCGTTATAAATACTGTCTTGCGTACATTTTCCTAGCAAATTGCCGCTATTTGAATTCGTCAAAGCGTAATAAGCAGAGCTTAGAGCGTTACTTACACTGTAATTTGGCGCTACTAGCAAGCCTTCGCCTTTCATTTCTTCGATTCGGTTAGCCACACTTGACGTAATTTGTCGTTGTGTTAATTCTGTTGTCATTTTTTCTCCTCTTTACCAATCTTCTAGCTGGTCGTCTTTCCAGCGGTCATAAGCCTCGTCTTCATCACCCTGAAATACTTCTTCATGGTCCTCATACGTGCTTAACCAATTATCGTAATCAAAATCGCCAAACAATCCATGTTGCATTAGCTGACCTTTCTAGCTTGCAGCAAGTAGTAGCAAGTCTTAGCGCCGTAGTCAATTCGAATACCGTCGTCGCTCATCGTTTTACGGAATCTAGGCTCATGAATCGCCGAATTGATAGCTACATCTCGTTTCATTGCTTCAACTGCTTCCTGACCGTCATCAAAGAATCCAAGATGAAACTTGCGATAACCATTGACAACGTGTAATAGTTCGATTTTCATTAGTCTTTATCCTCGTCGGGTTTCATTCCTAACTCTTTCAATTTATTCTCGAATGCTTCTTCTGGCTCTGCTCCATTCAAGACGTCCTCTAAAACTTCAGACAGTAGTAAGAACCCGTCAATCATTCCTTTTTCAGCTTCGTTAAAGTTGATTTCGCCCAATATATCGCCAATTTTTGCAACAGCGACGACGTGCTTTAGCTCATCTCTAAGTCCTTTAACTCGTTCAAGTGTTTTGTGTTCATCTAAAATTGTTTGTTTTACGTTCATGTTTATGTTTACTCCTCTAAAAATGCTGCTTTCAGCGCGTCAAGCTTAGCTTGCTCGTCCGCTGTTGCTTCGTGTTTGTATTCTTCATCTACCCACTCAGGAACGTTGCTTTTAGCCGGCTGCTGTTTGAAATATTGCTTATCTTTAGCCTCTTGCCTTTGCTTTTCAGCTCCTGCTACCATCTCAGGGGTCAAAAGTCCTTGGCGTTTGTAACGCATTAAGATAGATTTGAAATAATTAAAATTGAAATTGCTAGTAGAGTTAGCTGCTTCTTTCAAAGCTGTAAGCATTAAGTCAATGCTAAATCCATCTTCTTTGTGTAATTTTGGGATATCTTCGATTTCAAAAGGCGTTAAAGCTCTACCTGTAATTTCTTGCCATTTGTCAAAGAAATATTTTAAATTTTGAGAATTGGAAGAGGAGCTGGCGGAATCGTCTTTCTTTTCCTCTTCCTCTGTATCTATATCTTTCTCTATATCTATATCTATCTCTCCGTTGCACTTTGTTGCATTGGTGTTGCAATGCAACGCCTTTTGTTCTCTGTGTTTACGAGAACGCCTTGTGCTAGCGGTTTCTGAGCCTACCATCTCAGGAACTTGTTCAAGGAAAAATTCAAAATTATTGTTTTTGGTCAAAAGTCCTTTTTTGCTCAAAAAAATTAAAGTCATTCTGACAGCTTCTGTATCTTCATCAATGAGTAAAGCCATCTCTTCAGCTAAATCTTGAGCAAGGCCTTCATAAAAGATTTTTCCGTTGTCTTCAAGGCTGATTAGCATTAATTTGAGATAGATTATAGTGTACGTGTCGCCACCGGGCATTTTACGCAAAAGCTTCATCTCTTTTGATTTAAAGAAATCCTGAGCAAGCTGAATCCAATAATACCGTCTATTTGTCTTCGCCAATCAATCGTCCTCTTCGTCTAATTCAAAATAGCAATCTTCACAAATTAAAGCGTCTTCAAAATCATCTCGATATGCGTCTTCCCACATATCGAATGTATGACCGCAATTTGAGCACTCTTCGCCCTCGTGAATTGTCATAATTAATACGTCTCCGCCGCAATTTTGACAACGATAATCCCCTAATTCCCATTCCATGTTCTCTTCGGTAAAGTGGAAATCATCATCTACATAGCCGCAATCTTCACACTCGACGGCATAACAATGGTCTTCTTCAAGTTCAAAATTTTCTCGTTTCATTTCTTAACCTCTGCTAACATTTCGCGTAAACATTTATTTTCTTTCTCTAAATCAAAAACCCTTTGATTTAAGTCTTTACACATTCTGTTACTCAAAATCAATTGTTGATTAAGTTTAGCAGCGATTTCTCTGTAGCGGTCCGCTTCGTTTGGGAATCTTACAAAATCTTTTGCTTCAACCTCTTCATTTTCAGGAAAGAAGAAGTCGTGGATTTTACCGAAAAATTTCATTATGTTATTGCTCCTTATCGTCTGTGTAGCGGCCAATAAATGGCAAGATAGTGATTTCTGTTAATGCTAAAATGATTGTTGTGATAATTATGTATGTCATGCTGTTCGCTCCTCTAAGCGTGTTTCATTGATTGCTACAAGTGTTCTGTAAACTAGATGGCCCGCTGGGATTGTGTAGTCTGCTGGGTCAAATTCAACTAGCTTTGTTTCATTGTTCTCAGTTACTTCGCGATAACTAGTAACTTTAGGTTTCCATTGTTCTTTTTTTCGTTTCATGTTAAAATACCTTTGTAATGTTTATGTTTGCCCTCTAGCTAATTGCCGTTAGCCAAGGGCTTTTTTTATGCTCTCAGACTGGCTGGTATGGCCCTAGTAGGCACTTTTCAGCCGGTTAAAAATAAATAGGAGATACTATCGTGTAAATGATTAAAAAATCTATATTGGTAAAGGAAAATCAAACATAGTCAAATTGATATTTATGAGTAATCACCTACTAGAGCCGTATCAACCAGCCTGAAAACAGTTAGTTAGCTAAGTTTCTTGTTGTCGTCAACATTCAGCAACTTATCAGCGAAATACAATTGCCCTTTACCTGTAATTTTAGGCGTCTTGTTAATGCTGATATGACCGTCTGAATGATTGATAGTCGTTTCTTTGATTTCAAACAGACCCAAATCCATCGCTTTTTGCGTCGGCATGTTCCAACTGCTACCTTTCCTGTTAATAAGATAGCCATTTTGGCGCAACCACGAAAATAAGCGATTTTGACCGAAATTAAGGCCGTTTTGACGCATGAGCTTAGCGAAATCACCGACTAAAATAGACGTATGACTTGCGCTGACTGCGTTAGCAAAGATGACTTTAGGCTTTTGCTCTTCAATTGTCGCTTCGAGCTTAATGATTTTACGGTCAGCAATTTTAAGAGCTCGTGCCATGATTTTCTCAGGACTGTTAAAGTCTTTTTCGACCTGAATGAAATATTGGCGGACCTCTTTACCTTTGTCGGTACGTTGAATCATTGCGATTTCTTTTGCCATGTCTAGTTTTAGGACGTGGTCAGTCATTTCACGTTTTACTTCTCTCTTGCCTTCCGTTCGAACCTGCTCAAATTTGAGCGGGTTGAAATCTTCGTATTCGGTAAAACCATATTCAGTCATGCGTTTGAACCAATCTTTATAAGCTGTTTTAACTCCTAAAGCTTGATGAAGCTGACGACCTGAAACAACAGGCTCTTGATTTTCGTTTAAAGTAACGTTAATTAATTCGTTCATAGAACCCCTTTCTAACTTGCTGACAAATGTTTATTTCGATTTAATTCGTATTTTTTCCCTAAAAAAATAAAATCAGGGTCTACTTCGTAGAAATCGGCAAGTTTTCGTAATAGATTCACCGGAATTCTTGTGCTGTCGTGCTCATATTTAAGCAAAGTTTGATGATGGATTCCGATTTCTTCAGCTACTTCTTTAGCTGATAAGCTGTAATTCGTACGCAAGGCACGTAACGTCATTTTTTGCATATCCTACTCCTTTCTATTTTTTGTTCATAAGCACGCAATTCGATTTCGTGCTCTACTCGTTTGCATAGTTTCAACGCTTCTCCGTAAGTTTCGCTTGATTCGATAATCTTGTCAGCTACCTCGATGATTAAATCCTCTCTCATTGCTGCTCCTCTCGGTCTTTAGACTGATTTAAAATCTTAAAAGATTTAGTATAGTAGTTTTGTTAGCAACTTTAATGAAAGGAGAAGAATATGGGAAAACTTACACCAAAACCAACTAGCAAAGTTCCAACGAAAACTTGGGAAGATTTAGATGAACATTTACAACGAACATTCAAAGACCCTCAATTTCAATGGGCTGTCGTAAATCCTGCTGAATACATTATGGATAAGCAAGAAATTATTGACGAATGTAAACTTGCTGGTTATGAAGTTTCTGAAACACCAGACGGACTTGAAGTTCGATAAACAACTCTCGCCAGCTGATTTATTTGAACTTCAGCAGTTAACATTCTATCCGCAAGCTGATTCAATTCAGCTTGTTTTTTATTTCCGCAATACGGATAGCGTTTGGGTCTCATACGCTCACCCCCCCTTGCTTTGTTAAGGCCTTTCTCAACCTTACGAGTTTATTATAATACGAATTAAATCGTATGTCAACAGTTTTTACGAAAAAATTCGTATTTTTTATGCTTTTTTTATTTACAAATACGAATTAAAACGATATTATATAGTTAGAAAAAATTGAAACGAGGTACAATATGGCACGAGGAAGAGGAAAATTAACGCCTCAAGATATCGAATATATGAAAATAATCTCTAGCAATATAAACAGATTATTAAACGAGCAAAATAAGAAACAAGTTGATATCGCAAGAGGGACTAAAATCCCACCTTCAACTATTACTGGATATGTAAAAGGGACTTCTCTTCCTATTCCGGGAAATGTAGAAAAAATTGCTGATTTTTTCGGAGTTCTAAAATCCGATATTGACCCACGTTTTAAAGCTACCAAAAAAACAATTTCATCTAAAATCAACTTTGACCCTCGCCAAGCGATTCTACTGTCTAACTATAATAAGTTAAACGACAATCGCAAGGATAAGCTTGTACAGGTTTCCGAGAAGCTTTTGGCAGAGGAAGACGGTAAAGTCGTTGATATTTGCGAAAAACGTGCCGAATACGAAACTAGAAAGCGTGTGAGCTTGCCTGCTCCCGGTAAGGTTTCGGCTGGTACTGGCTACTGGCAAGAAGATGACTACGACACTATGGTAGATTTCTACGAAGATGAAATCCCAGATGAAAGCGAATATGACACTATCGCAATTGTCGTCGGTCATTCAATGGAGCCTAAAATCAAAAATGGCGATTTTCTTTTCATTAAATTGAAAAATCAAGTTGATTTAAATAAAATCGGTATTTTTAAAGTCGATGGTGAAAACTACGTTAAAAAACTAAAAAGCGACCGTTTAGAGTCACTTAACAAAGATTATGATGACATTCAACTTTCTGAAGAAAACGATATTCGTACAATCGGCGAAGTTGTTGATATCTACAGAGAACGCTAATCAATCGTGCAAATCCTGAATCACGTTAAAAGCTGAAATAAAGGAGCTATGAAGATGAAGTTTTGTCCGGAATGCGGAACGCACGTAGAAGGTATGAAATTCTGTCCGGAATGTGGTTACTCTCTTGTAACTACAAAAGAAAAGGTTGTTGACTTTGAATCAGTAAAAGAGCCTGAAAAAGATGAAGTAAAAAACACTGAAATGGTTGAAACTGCTATTCAAAGCGAACCAGCCGAACCTGTTAAAGTAGGTTTTAAAACTTTGATGAAATCAAAAAGTTTTGGGGAATTTCTAGCTGCTAAGAACAATCCTGAAAAAGCGGCGGAAATTCAAAATCGCAAATGGTCTCAAGTTATATCTAACAGCGCAAAATCAACTCAAGAAGTTGCAGCTATTAAAAAAGCAGCAAAAATTGAAAAGAACGCTATCAAATGTCCTAAATGCGGTTCGAAAAATGTGCAATTTATGCAACAAGATAAAAAAGGATTTTCAGTCGGTAAAGCACTTGGTGGCGCTGTATTATCTGGTGGTGTCGGTGCTGTCGCTGGTTTTGCTGGTAAAAAAGGCAAAAAACAATGGCATTGCTTAAATTGTAGCAATGTCTTTGAAACTAAAAAATAATCGTCAGAGGTTAAACTATGAAAGTTGGATTTAGAAAACCAAGTTTAAAGAAGAGTTTGAAAGCTCGTACTACTGCTAAATGGAAAAGACAAGCTAAAAAAGCTATTATTCCCGGATATGGGAAGAAGGGCATGGGCTGGGTTAAAAATCCTAAAAAAGCAGCCTACAACAAGGTTTATCATAAGACTACATTTGGTCTATCTGACATTTTAAAATTGTTTAAGTAAAATAAAAAGCCCACGCTCAAATTTTGGACGAGGAGAGCGTGAGCTAATAATTGGTAGTATAGTAAAAAGCCTGCTTTTAGTAGGGCTCTTTACTATACTCATTTTAACAAGAAATGAGGTATAAATCAATGCAAACCAAGAAAGTAGCAATCTATGTCCGTGTGTCATCATTACACCAAGCTATCGAAGGTTATTCTATCGGCCAACAACAAGACGCCTTAACAAAATACTGCGAGGCGATGAATTGGGCCATTTACAACGTCTATACGGACGCCGGTTTTAGCGGTGGTAAAATAGACCGTCCTGCTATGCAAAAGCTTATCACAGACGCGAAAACGGGCAAATTTGACACTGTTTTAGTTTACAAACTAGATAGGCTTTCTCGAAGCGTTCAAGATACTTTATTTTTAGTCAGAGATATCTTTAACGAGAATGATATCGGTTTCGTTTCGTTACAAGAGAATATAGACACTTCAACCGCTATGGGAAACCTATTTTTGACTTTGTTATCGGCCATCGCTGAGTTTGAGCGCGAACAAATCAAAGAGCGTATGCAAATGGGAAGATATGGCCGAGCCAAGTCAGGGAAGTCTATGATGTGGAATCTGACTTCTTACGGCTACAGATACAATAAAGAAACTCAGAGCATGGACGTCGTCCCTTCCGAGGCTTTAATCATAAAGAGGATTTACAAAGAATATCTTTCCGGAAAATCTATCTCTAGGATAAAAGACGGCTTAAACAACGAAGGACACGTAACAAGAGACAAACCGTGGGCTTACAAACGTATTAGTCATATTTTGACGTCTATTATATACACGGGAGTTACAGAATTCAAAGGTGAAATCTATGAAGGGTTACACGAAGCAATCATAGATAAAGAGACTTTTGAACTAGCTCAAGCTGAATTCAAAAAGCGTCAGCAACAGACCAAACAAAACAAAAACAATCCAAGACCATTTCAAGCAAAATATATGTTATCCGGAATGATTCGCTGCGGCTACTGCGGTGCTCCTTTAAAAATGAGAAAAGGGCCCGTTCGAAAAGACGGTACTCGTTTAATGGCTTACGACTGTCATAACCGATGGAAGAGAAAACACACCTATTTGACTGTATATAACAACAACGAACAGTGTACGCAATCCGGAAGATACTTGAAAGAGGACGTGGAAGGGTATGTAATCAACGAAATCAAAAAGTTACAAGAGAACCCTGATGAATTAAATAAATATTTAAAACAACCTGAAGAAACGAAGATAGATACAAAAAAAATAGAATCCCAAATCAAAAAAATAGATAAGCAAATAGCAAAGCTTAACGACCTTTACTTAAACGATTTGATAACTATCGAAGATTTAAAAAGCAAAGCCGACAAATTCAAAAGCGAAAAAAACATTCTTGAAGTTCAATTGAAAAAAGACGAAAACAGTATTTTAAAATTGAAAGCGGAGAATGTTAGGAAGAATCTATCTGTAAAAGACATAGATAAGATGACTTATGAAGAGCAACGGAATCTCGCTAAAACGTTAATAAAAAAAGTTGATGTCACAAAAGAGGATATCAAAATTATTTTTGATTTTTAGAGGATTTTAGTGTCATTGATTCAAATAAAGGAAACTAAAATACTCTATTAAAACTATAGCAAAAAAGACGGTCATCAGACCGCCTTTTGTTTTTTATAATTCATTATATGCGTCAATGTAATCTTGTAACTCATTTACTTCCATTGCTTTAATATCAACGCCTTCACATTCCAATTCATACAAAGCGTTCGCTAACTCTTCCCACCACTCATAATTTTCTTCGTCGTAAGTAAACCAGTCGTCATAATAATCTTCTTCAAAGTCGTTTTGAATTTCTTCAAAATCTTCAATGTATTCAACGTGTTCAATTCCGCTAAGATAAAGCTTTTTAGGTTGTTCAGCTAGTACTTGTTTAGCTTCAGCGTTGTTATATAAACAATCTTGTTCAAAGTCAACGTGAGCAATGATTTTAGTATCGTTGTATTCCGCCACTAGGTCAGCTTCGTAAGAAACTGAGATATCTTTGTGGCTGATAGTACGGTTGTAAAATTCAGTTGCTTCAACTTTTGAGTTTTCTTCTTCGTAATTATCCAAGAACCATTGTGCTGCTTCGTCTTTAACGTCGTCAAAATCTTCATTTTCTTTCAAACCTAAAAGCTTAGCGAGTTCTTCAAGACTTTCTTCAGAAAGTTCAAAGTCATTCAAAATGTAGTCGTCGCTTGCGTATTGGTTAACGTATTTTACTTCAAGTTCAAGTATTTTCATGTTTTTACCTCTTTCTTTTTAGAGGTACTAAAAAGTACCTAGTAAGCTTTACTTAACTAGGTACCTATGCTATAATATTCACATATCTACTTAGTTAAGTGGATTGTTTCTAGGTTATCCGTAACGGTTTGGCGATTGTTGGCGGGTAACCTTTTCTTTATGTTTTTATTATAGTATATATACTATAATATGTCAAGAACTTTTTTAAAATTTTTTTAGATTTTCTTGGATAAGTTCTTGTAATTCAAGTAAATCTTCTTTTGTCGCATGGTTACGAATAAAACCCCTAGCCGTTGACCTTTTAGTCATGTAATTGCGGTGTTCTCTGTTTTTTTCGTTCCATTTTTTGTCAGCCTTCTTTTGTGCTGCTGTTTGACCTGCTTTTTCAGGCATATAATTCTCCTTTAAATCAGCTTCATGATTATCAGAACCAATGTTAAAACGATATCAATAATCAACAGAATTTTAATTAAATCATGTAATTTCATTTGCATTACACCAATTTTTAGCTTAAAATAAAAATACAAGTGAGGGAGGTTTCTCACCTCACCTGTAACTGGTTTAGAAGCGTTTAAGTAGTTCAACTAACTTATATAGGATATCAAGGGCTAACATGATTAATCCTAATTTAAGCTTTTGTTGTTCCAACTTCTGCGCTTCTTTTTGTTGCCTGCGTTCTGCACGCTTCATTTTAAGCTCCCTTTCTTTTTTTATTATAAGGTCTCAATCAACCTTACATATATATTATAGTATATATACGATATAATGTCAACACTTTTTATAAACTTTTTTGATATTTTTTAAAATTTTTTGGTCCGTTAAAACGGACTTTTTTTATTATTGTGGTTATAACAGCAACAAAAAAGCCCCTAGCTTTTTAGCTAGGGGTGTTAAAGTATTGTGCTCACTTAATTATATCAAATTTATTTGTAATAGTTGACCAAATCGTCTTTATCTCGACAAGAAAGCCATACAGTGCCGAACTGACCGAACTCAAATTTACGCCAATAGTAACCACCATAGTAGCCACCTTCGCCAGTGTCTGTAATGTGTGCCTCGTCAATCTCAAATGAGAAGTACATACCTGCTTTAAAGTCCTTGTCTTGACCGTCAGGCAAGTTGTTGCCGTTTTCATCTACCCAATTGACTAGACCAACGGGAATACCGTTATCAGACCAATCAAAGCCAACAGGCGCTAGGTAGTCACATTTAATTTGATAGATACCGTTAACAAATGCTACATCATTCGCTAGATAGTAAGCTTTGCTGTCTGGTTTACGACCACCTGAGACTACTGTGTTAGGCTGTGTAGCTGTTGACCCGCTAAAGCGCCAAGCTTCGATATAGGCTGGTTTTTCGATAGCGTAATATTGGTCCCAGTTGTGAGATGACACTGCTGTCCCTGCTTGTCCGCCAGTCCAGTAGTCAACGGAAATAAATGTGTTAGCGTCCTCTAGCACTCCGACGTGCCCACCAGCTCCGCCAGATTGCGACATATCAGCGCCCCATGACATCAAAATAATGTCGCCACGCTGTCCGTTCCAGTCTTCATTTTTAGATACTCGATAAAAGCCGTTATTTGCCAATTGTGAGCCTAGAGTCACTGTTGACGGCAATCCGATGATATTTACTCCCGCTTCTTTCAAAGCCTGAGAAATCGAACCAGAACAGTCTGCTGTGCCGTCTGAACCGTTACGACTGCCATACATGCTATAAGTAAGTTTTCCTCGACGGCTTTCGAACCAATTGATTAAAATGTCTGTATTCATTTGCTTTCTCCTCTCCAAGCGTCATTCATTTCCTTAACTGCTGCTTCGATAAACATTTCCAGCTGACTATCTGTTAAATAAATATTGTGAGCTTCTAGGCTCTTTCTAGCTTTAGCTTTTGCCTCGCTAAGTTTTTGGTAACCTTTAGTATCCTCTTCAGCAATCTGCTCAACTGCGTTAACAGCGTTCTTTGCGATGATTTCAACGATTTTGAGCGCTTTCTCACCGCCTTCTTTGTAAAGATAATCTTTTACGGTTTTAACGATAAAACCAGCTAGACCTGTCAAAATAAGCATAGCTGCTTGTACAATCACATCATTCATGTTCTTCTCCCTTCTGCGCATAACTGCGCATTGCTGCGCGTGGTCTAAAACATCTGCGTTTTTCTGACCACATCTTCCAGACCGTCCACCTTATCTTGCAAGACTGATATGTCTTTTCGTGTCTCCAGCGACAAGCTATTGACTGCCTCGGTCAATCTAGCCATTTGCTGCTGGTTCTCGGTCGCTATTCGATTGTTAGACGCTAGTAGCTCTTTATTCGTTTCTTGGAAACCAGTGACTAATTTCTTAGTAACCCATAGCATACCGCTGATTAAAATCAAAATGACGACAATAATAGCCGTTGCTAGGATTCCGCCAACTTTATCAATAGTCCAAGTCGCTTGCATAGCTTCGTGTATTACATCTTGACCCACCATAGACCCACGCTATCTAAGCCTTATTCGGCGGTTTCTTCTTGCAAGCCTGCGTGAGATAGGTCTACAAGCTCTTGCACTTGTTTACGGAAACGTTTTGGAACAGTCTCAATAGTAATCCAACCTAATTCAATTTGCATTGCGAAATAATTAATCATCATTGTTCTTCCTCCTAAAATTGTGTTTTTAATTTTCTTTAATAGTTTCATCTGCTGCTTCCTCGTCAGCATACATTTGATTGATTAAGCCATTCAAAGTAGCTGTTGCTAGCTTTGTCATCTTTTCCGAGTCATCAATGGCTTTTTGCATTTTCTCAATCATCTCATCATACTTAGCGATTTTCTCGCCAATTTCGTTGAATTTCTCGTTTTCAGCACGTCTCGGGAAATTCTCCTGATACACGACTTCCAGCGCTAGCTCTTCCAGCTCTGCATTTGATAAGCTGATTTTGTCAGCTGGTAACATGACGGGGAGAAATCCACCGTCGTTGTTTGATAAAACAACTCGTGTTCCAGTAACTGAACCATCTAGCCCGATTTCCTGCGATTTTGAATTAAAAGATAGTTTCATGTATTCTCCTTTCTAGACCATGAGCAATATTTGTCCGCGGTATTGTTGATTGTTTTTGGAAGCTAAAATGTTAAACTGACCAGTGCCAGCATTGACCTGTACGTGACCAGTGTCAGCACCACTGACTGACCATTCTGCAATCTCAATCATATAAGATTGTGGTGCGCTAAATACACTTGATGGCACTTCGGCAAATACAAATGTGTTCCCGTTACCTTTAAAATCAAATCGAATAGCTAACATGTCACCACTGCGCTTGTAGTAAGAACCTGCATGACCTGCTGACTGCCAACCTGTGTTAGTCATATTGCTACTGTTTTTGATTGCATTAACTTCGTCAGTGTTTGCAAGTTTCTTCCAACCCTTCCAGTTTGGCGAACTACCACCGATTCCGTTTGCATTGCGGACAAATACACTTGATTCGTTGTAAGGCATATACATTTGACTAATTGTGTCACCTTCACTTTTAACGACTAGTAACTGTCCGTTCTGACCTGCTCCGCTAGGTAGGTTGGTTGTAGTCGTTGGTTTGTAAGCACCGCTTGTTAAAAGTGTGTTTGGGTCAGCTGAAGTATTTAAACCTTTAACGAATTCAATACGTTGATTTTGGTAATAATAAGCCCAATCGCTATCAATAACATTCGTTCTTTCAGGAACCTTACCAAGCCCGATTCCGTCTGGTCTAATAGCTAGCGGGAATTTCTCTGTTCCGACTGTGGCACTAAAATCGTAGCTGGTAAAGCTGTCTTCGATTTTGCCGACAATGTCATAAGTCGTCAGAGCGTTAAATACTGCGTCCAGATTTGCTTGTGAGTTAACTAGCTCGCTGACTGTCGTCCACGTTCCGCCTGCGCTACCAGTGTCGGCTGTGTAGTCGGTTGCCGAATGTTTCTTGTATTTAAACGTGAGCTTCATCGTGTTCTTTTGATTATCACCGACCGTTAAAGGCGCAATTTTGGCGTTTCTAGTCACGGTGATAGTCGTGCCTGCCGAACCGCTACGCTGTGCTGTAAAGCTTAGCTGTGGCGTAAAATACGGCAATACGTTGACTTCTACTTCTACAGGTTCGGACGTACGTCCTCGGCTGTCTGTCACTGTCGCTCTAACTGTTGCCGAACCGCTAAAACTCATAATTCCCAAAGCGCCATTGTTTGACGTCGTGGTCATGTTTCTATCAACAATTTCAGCGTGATAATTGGAAATGGTAGAGCTGTAAGCACCGCTTGCGTTGTTAAAAGCGACTTTGATATTGGATAAGACCTGAACAAACGTGTTTGACGTATTTATCAAGTTAGATACAGTCGTATTGCTGTCAGATAAGCTAATACTGCCTAAGGTTGGTTTAACGCTTGCTGGGACGTTACCTGTAAATGTAGCTTCCTTTGTACCAATTTTTGTAGAACCGTTATAAGTGTCAATAAAAACACGTCCCCAAGAAGATGTTGCGTTTGGAATTTTATCCGCAAAACTCATTGGCAATGTCCACGAATAAGATGTATCAACATTGCTTGCTATTGTTCCTGTGACACCGTTCCAGTCGTATCTTAAAGTGTGTTTAAACGTACTAACTTTGCGGTCGATTGAAATCTTGACCGGTGTCCCTAAGTCGCCAGATGTGACGCTGCCTGAACTCGCTCGCGGAATATTTGGTAATTTAAGGTCGAATGCAACCATTGAACTACCATATCCACCTGTATTAAGACTAACCGAAATCTTAATACCAACTGTTTTACTACCATCGTTGTTATGACCAACAACATAATCATGAGCAAAAATCAACTGACTTGACCCTGTGCCAATGTTAATACCGGGGTGCTCAATCGCCGAACCACCGTTAATTGTAATAGTCAAATCAGCCGTGACACCCCACATACTTGCATATCCATTCGTGATAAGACGTGCTTGTACGTTAACTGTTGACCTATTGTTAGCTACGTCTTGCCTATTCCAACCAGACCACACTTCCAAGGTCATATTATGTCCATATTGACCGCTAAAAGTAGCTGTTGCCATTTACTTATCAACCTCCTAAATACCTTAATACCAGCATGTCTTGGTCTGCTGGGTGCGTTTCAAAACGGAAACGTCCAATTTGAATTGTTTTGGTGAAAATACCGTTTTCAATTCGCAAGACACCTTGCGAGATATACATGACTTCGCTACTACCTGAGAATAAGCTGATTCGGTCGTTGGCAAACTTAGCATAAGCTGAACCGTCAGATTTACCGATGATAAGACCTTCATTTTGAACAGTCATATATGTATCGATAAAGTCCCATTGTTGGCGCAAAGTTCCAACGTCTGTCTTTAATTGCAAGATACGAGCTGACGCCTCTTGCAAATTGCGTTCAGATTCCGCTTTAGCCTCGTCATTAGCGTTAACGTAGTTTTGATAAGCTGTAATCCACTGATTGACCGTGTCAATGCTTGCTTTAGCTTCCATTTCAGCTTTAACAATGCTGTTCTGTTCTGCTAAAGCATTCAGCTGTTGCTGCGTGAGTGCTTGGTCTGCTTTACTGTCAATTTGTTCTTGTGTATCTTCAGGAGCTAAGCTGTGAGAAAGAGGTATGGTACCTTCATTTAACATCATGTCATAGATGTATATTTCGTCACCAGCCTTTAGATACCAGAAATGCGGAAGAAAATAACTATTTGATATAGGCTTAAAGGTAAGCCAAACTTTTGTCCACGTATTCGCTTTTATAATATTTGTGCTGTACACGGGCTGTGTATGTTGGTGTAAACTATCGTTTCCAACTTTATCACTATTAGTGTTGACGGCTTGAATATGACCTAAGCTATTCATGCTGAAATTTTTATCTTTATTAGTCAAAACCCAGAAACTAAATGTATAATTACGGTCTTTGGCAAGATTGTAATAATCACTATTGCCGATGAAATAAGCGCCTGCATTACTAGAGCCAGAAACTACCAATTTGTATACTTGATGTCCGTCCTTCTCAACAACGCTAACAGTTGTATCTATTGTGCCGAAAAGTTTTAGATTTTTAGTGTTTACTGCTGTTTTACGCAACAAATTCTTTGAGCCAACCTCAACTCCAGCTCGTCTATCCATCCACGTATACTTCGTTGGGTCTGTACTGCTAGATTGCGTGAAATCGGTGTAATAGCCTTGATACTGTTGACCAGATTCCGTAAAACTAAAACCAGTCTTACCATCTGCACTGCTTGCAAAAGCGAGATGGAGATAAGACGTTTTACCGTCATCACCTTTACCCCCTGGTGCCCCTTGGTCACCTTTCCACTTACCCCACTTATACTTAGTCGGGTCATTGCTTGCTGTCTCATTAAAATCAGCGTACCAGCCCATGTAAGCTTTCGGTGTAGTCAAGCTAAATCCGCCACCAGTAGCATTGTCAGCAAACGCAAAGTGTACGTGCGAGGTTTGACCGTTCGTGCCTGCTATGCTGATGTTTGTTGGCTGCGTGATTTCAGCGGAACCGTCTGAGTAGTATATATACTCAAATTTCCATAAGTAGCGCTGTTCCTGCGTTGGGACTAGTGTAGCCATTGACCAGCCAAGGTCTTCGGGGGCTAAAGACCACTCACTTGGTTGGTCACTTGTTTCTAGCTTTGGTTTGTAAAATGCTAAATATGTTCCGCTGTTGCGAAACCCCAAAACTTTATATAAATAGAACCAGTCAAACGCACGAAGAGCAATATCCTCTAATTGCCACGTATATGTTGACCAAAAGCGATATGTCGTTTCACTAAGCTTCTTGAAGTAACCTTTCTGTTCATTATGACCTCGACTAGTAAACCAAGAGTTAGTAGATTGCCCATTCGGGTTAAACGTTGCGTCGGTATCAATCAAGATAGACTGCGTGTAAATCATACCTTTAGTTGGCTTAAAATTATAAAACTGCCCTTGTGGTAAGATTTCATTCTGTTTAGCAGGATTAACATTTGGGTCTGTTAAATCAAGATAAGCCCATTTCTTATCATCGTCCCAAGTCGTATTTGTAATACCGTAACCCATGACGAAAGGTTTATCGGTCCTTTGCATAAGGTTTCGC